CAGTGGTTGCATCGGTCGCCCCCGTCGCGGGGTGTGTAGTCGCCTCGACGGAGGCACCAGTGTCAGTAGTCGTTTCCATTCCCAAAGTCCTCTCTATGGGGGTGGTGGCTTACAGGCGGCTCATCATGAGAGCGTCGTCTGCAACGTCAGGGGAGGCGGCTTCAACAGCGACCTCGGCCTGCTCCTCGGCCTGCTCCTCGACCTCAGACGCGAGCCACCGCTTGAAGTCCTTGTTGCCTGCGGCCATACGGACGCGAGCGGTGAGACTGCGAAGGTCCGTGTCGTCGTTGATCTCAGCGAGGTCAATCGCCATGTCGGCGTCGAGCACGTCGTCCTCGATAGCGTCGTTGACTGCATCGCGAATAGCCAACACGTACCGGTCCATCTCCATCGGGAGACGACCACCTTCAAGCTCATAGTCGGTAGCCAGTGGCTCCTCGACACCGAACGCAGGCAGCAGCAGGTTCATGGCTTTCGCCAGAGCCTTCGTCGCGGCGTCGGAAAACTCACCCTCAAGGGCTTGCTCGTTCACCAGTTCGTCGGTCAAGGCGTTGCCCTCTTCGGACGTTGCCTTCATCTCTGCCATGATTCCTTCGGGGGTTTCCATCTTCACTCCGCTGTAAACAGGTTGTCGTAGTCACCCGCGAGACACTTCTCTGCGGGCATCGCTTCTTCGTAGACTTTACCGTGGTCGTCGCCATGCTTGGCTCTTGCTGTGTCAAGGCGGTCAGACAGGTCTTGCTGTGCCTGAGCTTTGGCGACACGCTTTTCCGTCTCGTCTTCCCACATGTGCTGGTCGTAGTCTTCAAGGGAGACAAGACCCTTGGCTTTCATAATCTTCTCCCGCTCCATCGAGGAGTGGTAGGTCGCACCAAGTCCCTTGTCGTAGTAGCCATTGACCCCGTACTTCCCGGTCTGGTCACCCCACCGGCCCGGTGTCTTGGCGATACGGTAGACGTGAAGGCGCGGTGCTTCCACCCCACACATGATGCAATCGATTGCGTCAGGCGCAGGGTGTGGCACCAACTCTTCAAAGGAACGGTCGCACCCTGCACAGGTGTACAGCATCATCGGCATATCAACCTCGCGGTCCGGACTGAAGGTTCTGAGCCAGCATCTCAGCAGGCGTCCTCTGGATCCCCTCACCCTCCGGTCCGGTAGGCACGTCGGCACCCGACGGCAGGCGGGTAGGCTCAGGCTTGTCTTCCTCAAGGAATGAGTCGGGGAGGTCAAACTCCCTGACGACATACTCCTTGATGCGCTGGGTGGAGACACCCACCTGACCCAGCACCGGCAAGATGGAAAGGAACTGCTGGCGCTTCAAGGCGTCACTGAGCGGGGTGGCTGCTTGGTCAAGGGCTGCGTACCGGAACCGTCCGTCGAGCATCGCAGTGCTGATGATTGTCGGGGTGCCGTCAACCACCACGACTGCTTTGTCCTTCTCATCGGTGAGCAGGTGAAGCATACGAATGTAGGTCTTGCTCAGCCGCTCAATCATGGCGTCACGCTCGCGTGCCATCTTGCCCACGCTTGAAGCAGCGTAGCTCGACAGAGCGGTGATCTCAGTGGCCGTTGCCTTGCTTGCTTCGCCTCTGGTGAACACGCTGATCGCTGAAGCTGTCGCGATATCCGACTCGATCTGTCCGAGGTACCTGTCGAAGTTGCTGCTCAGGGCGACGTTGGGCACCGCTGCGATGAGGTTACCGAACGGCTCCTGCGAGTCTGTCTCTGCGTAGGCACCGTCCATACCGGAGCAGAGCTTCTGCATCTGCTCTGCACTGAAGGCACCAGACCGGACAAGGAACTGCCGGGAGTCGCGACGGGTCGCGTTCGCCATGAAAGTCCGGTAGATATTCTTCTCAGAGAACTGGTCGTATACCCGAGACAACGCCGAGTATCCGTCCATCGGACGGTCAGGCTGGTAGGCATAGTACAGCGGGATGAGGGAGCACATCGGCTCGTCGTCGTAGGAGCGAACGGGGATCGTCGCGGCCTCAAGGAGCTTCCGCCCTTCGTTGTACTGAGGTGACCAGAACGCGAGCCGGTCCTCCTCCATGTCGTACATTTCCACAATCTCGACGTAGAGGTGAGTCTTCGGCACCTTGGCTGCGTCGTGCTTGCGGGCGTTCACGTCGTTCTCAAAGTAGTCGTTGCGCTGGACTGCCTTGAAGTCTTTGTTGCCGAACCGCTTCTTCGCCTCGGTGATGGGCAGGTAGTACCGGTGACCGACGAACCGCTGCTCGTCCCACCGCTCTGCATCGCGGTCGAGAATAACTTCCCACGGACTGACGGCACGGACGGCAACCCGGTTGATGGGGTCAGTGCTGTCGCGAGGGGCGAGCTTCACAAACGCCATGGGGTAGATGAGGGCGAGGCGGGTGGCCCGCTCCAGTGACTCCCTCTGCCGGTGGAGGAACACGTTGGCTGCTGCCCTCGCCACCTCGGGTGACCCTTCAGCACTGGCGTCGTAACCAACCTCTACTGCTGGGTCGCGGGTGAACAGGGTGGAGACGAACGACTCGATGAAAGAGAAGGCGTCTGAGGTTTCCACCCGGTACGGCATTGCCTCATCTACCGGCGTGGAAATGCCGTCCCAATACCGGGTCGAGTAGAGGGCACGGAGCCTTCGGAGCAGAGCGCGTTGGTTTTCCCAATACTCTGTGTGCGCGCTGACTGCGGCTTGAATGAGTGCGAGGGTGTCGGCTTTCATCAGTATCTCCGGTGTCCTTGTGTCGCTGCTCTGAGGCGCTGAGCCTTCAGCTTGTCGAGCATCCCCTTGAAGTGTCCTGCCTGCCGGGGGCGGGCCTGACCTCCTGCCATAACAGCGAGGGCAAAGCTGACTGCGGCATCGCAGTGTCCGGCCTTGGTCCGGGGTAGCACGATCCGCTCATGCTCATCTACTTTGACTTTCTTGAGGTCAGACAATGTGACGGCATCGACGCCAGTGACCGTGCCATTCTGCACGCTTTTCTTTAGGTCTGTCCAGAGTTTTGCGCGGGAGGTGACGGTTGCCACCCACGGCTTGCCTGCTCGGTCCAGCCAGAGACGGACACCAGACGCGGCACCCAACTCCCGGATGGCTTGGTTGTAGGTGTGCCCGGTGTTGTTGTGCTCGATGGCGAGCACCGCTGAGTATTCCACGCACATCGCCCCGATGATCTCCAGTGCCTCGTCAACCGTGTGTACCTTCGCCGTCCACGTCGCCGCTACCCTACCTGTGGTGGTGTTGAAGATTGTCAGAGCACTCGCGTCCAGACCGATGCCTGCGGAAGAGTCAAACCCTGCTGCGTAGGAGTGGGTCGGGGTGTACGGCTCATGCCTCACGGTGCCGGTGCTGCTGCCGTCGAACACTGCGAGGTGGTCGAGGTCTGACTCCCGGAAGAACTGACCGGCACCCTGTGAGTAAGCCTCGTTGACCGTGAGGGGAAACTCACGTCGTGCCTTATCGACACCGAGCTTCCTGACCTTGCGCCTCCACCACGCCAGTTGTTCAAGGTCAAGGCCATGCTTGCCCATCCACTCCTGCTCCTCCGGTGTCGGGTGGATAACGTCTCCGGTCACACGGTAGGCAGGGTGTTGACTCCATGGGAAGAACTTGAACCTGTAGTCAGACACACCGCGCTCCACCTTGACAATCTCTTGGTGCATCGCGTCGTCCCAGTGGTTCGCCGTCGTCTCCGCTATCATCTGTCCACCCTTGGTGATGGAGCCTGCTGCTGCTGCAAGCAACTCCTCGGAGTGGGGGAGGAAGGCAAACTCACTGAGCCAAATGTAGTTCGCGGTAAACGACCGGGTGCCTTCGTCGTCCTTGGCTCCGACTGCCATCAACTCTGCGCCAGTGCCTTCAAGAATGAGGTGGTCTTGTGTGTCTCGCTCCAGCGGTAGACGGAGGGCTTCGGGCAGGTTGTTGTAGAACGACCTCACCATCTTGAGCAAATGCTTGGCGCTCTTTTGCTTGTAGCTCAGCACGACAATGGTGATGGGGTGGGGTGACGTAAGCCAGAGCCAGAGCAGGTAGGCGGCGATGATAGTGGAGGCACCCACCTGTCGAGGCTTCAACACCAGCACGTCCTCACCCGTCTGGAGCAGGTCGAGGATTTCCTCCTGCTCAGGGTGTGGTTCAAGCCGGACGACCGGACCGTCTTTGCTCCTCACCCGGAGACGTGGAATCAGTTTCCTGAGTGGTAGTAGGGCGCGTAGGTTCAAGGTGCTGGTGCCCCGTCTCCGTCGTGAAGCCATGCAGCCAGAGCTTCAAGCCCACTCTCACCCTCCGCCTTCTGCTTCTTGTTGCCGTACTGGATTTTCGTTTTCTCCAGCGTGACCAACTCGCTCATCATCTTGAGCGCCACGCTGCTCACCTCGCCTCTACCAATGTCGTCTCGGAGACTGTAGAGGATGGCCCACAGGGCAGACTCAAGGTTCTGGTCGCGGGCTGCTTCGCGGAACAGCACGACGCTGTTCGGTGGTCTGCCGTTTCTCGCCATGCTGTCTCCGAATGTAGGGGGAAACCTCATGGGTTTCTGACTATAATGTATCATAATACAAAGACGGAGGTTCCGAGTGAACTTTAAGCACACCAACCCTCACGGCCTGAAGAAAGAGTTTCGGCTGATTGCCAACCTGCTGAGCGCCAGAGGGGAGGGATACGTCGTGCTGCTGCACGGTCGCTACCCCGGACCGGGGATCCCACTGCTCATCGAGGCGGCTACCCTGAAGGTACCGGGGAGGGGAGGTGGCACCTACACGTTCGGCGTCAAGGTGATGAAGTCAACCATGCACGTAGCTCGGTCGCTGCCCAACACGACGGAGGTGCCCTTCAGTCAACTGACGACAGACCCTCGGGTGCTTGACTGGCTCGGCAAAACGCACGGCTCCTTCACCCCTCTGCGGCCTCACGACGACGGGGTGCTGCGTCCGGCACTCGACAGGTTGATGAGCGTGCTGCTGTTTATGAGGGTGGGGCACGTCGAGATGCTTCAACGCTGTCTCGGTGCGTATGCAGACCGGACCATGGGCTTGAACGTCAGGCTCATCAACTCCGCAGGCATCTCCGCCACCTCATAGCGGAGCAGGTTACGGTGTGGTGTGGTTCCGGTAGTTCCATGGGTTGCCTCCCGTCCTCGCTTTGAACATCGCGGGCGGGAGGTTTTTCCGACGGGGGCAGGTCCAACACTGAGGTAGTGCTGGAGGGAAACCTGACCCCCTGCCTCCCTCGCCTCGCGTTTCCTCTGCATTGCAGGGGCCGAGGTTGGGGAGGCTTTCCTTTG